AGCATGGGCGACACAACGATCAGAGTGACAGAGGGAACACACGGGCGATTGGTAGCGCGTGGAAGGAAGGCAGACAGCTTCGATACGATCATTGTAAGTCTGCTTGATGACGCAGACATGCGGATAGCTGCGACGGCGCGCATGCTTGACCCGGCCTTCCATCGCAAGATGATTGTCCGCAAGGAACTGCTTGAACAACTGGTTGAAGAGGGTGTGTGCCTTGCACCGTTCAACGAGTCGATCATAGAGGCCGCGTACCAAAGCATGAAGGTGTACGGTATCGGCACTGACGTACGTGACCTGACGGAAGAAGACGGGCCGTTCAACGTTGTTGACTTTGACAACCTCCAAGATCCATCGAACAACCCCTACGGTGGGTTCGACGTATTCTGGAAGTCGGATGCAATGAAGGCGACTGAGATGGTTGTCTTCTTCACCGATGACCGGCGCGCTGGCATCTTGAGTAATGGAAGCCTTGTACGACCTACTGGGAGTAAGAAGACGATCACAGTGCTTGCCGAACGTCGAAAGGTGTTCCACGGGTACTTTGACGACATCGTACTGCCATGGTTTGAGAAGAAGATCGCCCCCTACACCATCGTTGCAAAGCGAAAGGTGATGGATAACACGATCTGTCTATGGGGCGCGTACATTGCGCTTCAGGAGGATGGTGCCGATGAATAGGGCCAAACAGACGGTAGTGCAGCATCAGGGCGCATTCATTCTCGCTTGTATCATAGTTGGGGGCCTACTCTTCACAGGAGTCGGCATGTTACTCAACAGCTTCAACGTGTAGTCCGTTCCATGGGAGGAACAATGAAGAGATCAATGACCTGTACACTGATAGCGATCTTAGCAACGTCGTGCATCATAGTATTCCTGTTGGTGCTTGGGCTTGGGGGATGCGTCAATCAGATGCTTCCAGGCCATGATATGTTGCCCCGCGTCGATGGCAGCCCGTACGCTTCGTTCAGTATGGTGCAGCTTGACGGGTACATCGAACTGGACGGCAACCTATCTTGGGATGAAGACGGGTACATCAAAGCATGGCGCTGGGACTTCGGGGATGGTCACTTCTCTGACGAACCGTATGTGGGCCATGTCTACTACGTCGAAGAAGAGTTCTTGCTTCGCTTGACAGTCACTGACAACGAGGGGCTTCAATCCGATACGGTACTCACAGTGCGTCCTACACCCAACCCTGGCGATCCAGGCGGCGGTGGGCCACCTCATGTACCTGACCAGCCTACCCCTGACGCATCGTTCTCTTGGGAACAAGGCCATGGCGTAGGTGAAGAGGTAGCATTCGATGGCCGCAAGACTACCGCTGATGGTGAGATCACCCGTAGTCGATGGGACTATGGCGACGGCACTCATTCATCTGGTAGATGGGTAAGGTACGAAGACGGGGAACGCTTCTCTGTCAACCGTGAGACAACTCACACGTATGACGAACCTGGGAACTATGAGGCTACGCTTACGGTGTGGGATGAAGACGGTAACAGTAGCACGACATCGCACTTGGTAGTCATCCACTAGCAAAGGGAGATGTGATCAGCATGGATAGCACACAGCGAAAACTGACAGCCAAACAGCAACGATTCGTAGAGGAGTACATCGTTGACCTGAACGCAACAAAGGCTGCTATCCGTGCTGGTTACAGTGTGAAGTCCGCAAGGCAGATTGGTGCTGAGAACTTGTCAAAGCCGTACATACAGGCAGCCATTCAAGAGGCGATGGATAGACGTGCTGTTCGTACTGACATCACCGCTGATGACGTGCTTGCTGAACTGGCAAAGATCGGATTCGCAAACCTTGAAGACTACATCAGGGTATCGAAGGATGGAGATCCATACGTTGACCTCTCAGCTATGACAAGGGAACAGGCCGCTGCGATCTCCGAAGTATCCGTTGAAGACTTCCCTGAAGGCCGTGGCAAGGATGCACGGATGGTCCGCAAGGTGCGGGTTAAGTTCCACGATAAGAAGAGTGCGCTGGTAGACATCGGCAAGCACCTTGGCATGTTCAAGACGAAGGTTGAAGTCAGTGGGCCTGATGGTGGGCCTCTTGAAGTAGACGACCTGAAAGGGCTGTCGAACAAGGAACTTGAGGAAAGGCTACGCCTTATCCGCGCAGCCGGAGGAAGTGGGAACCATGAATAAGCGAATTGAGAAGGTAGCACGAGAGATCTATCTGCATCTGATGAACGCCGAAGGCAACAAGACGAAGCGTATGCCGATCTATCGCATGATCGTTGCCGCTGTGAAGGATGAAATGTACGAAGCTGCGCGATCGATTGAGGCGGTTTCAGATGAATAGTGGGACCATTGTTCAGGCACTAGCCGCAGATGCAGAGTATAGGGAAGTGAATGGGCTTGAACCGCTGGCTGAGGCTGTTGCAGTAGCGATAAGGGGGGATGCCAAATGATAGATGGGATGGTCACTGGCAGTCAGATACACCCGTGGATCATTCTTGCGAACATGGGAATAGTCCTAAGTTCGGTGTATTTCTGGCTTGGCTTGATCGCCTTCTGTGTTGTGGTAGGGGTCATCAGGGGTATAAAAGCAAGAGATGAAAAGGAGAGGAGATGAATAGTGCCTTACGTACCAAGATCAAGGCGCATTGCGCGACTACCTACCCTGGCTTGCAGGAAAGGTTTTCGACTATCGAACGCTACCAGCGGTTCGTACGAAGGTTTTATGCCATCCATCACGCCATGCCCCTCAAGTCAGACTGTGGCAAGCCCCCGGTCGTCAAGAAAGACCGAAGGCACAAGCGGTTCAGGACGTGATCAGCAGATCGCTTACTGCCTCAGAAGACACCACATCAAGAGAGTACGATCATAGGGGGGCGCATGAGTAACGGACAGATCGTGTGTGGAATTGCAGCGTCCATTGTTCTGATCGTCGGGATCGTTCTCACGATATGCAATCTCTGGGTGTGGGTGTAGTGAATGAGGTGTCTTTCCAGACATCCCTATTCATGCGATAAAATGCCAATGGCCTCACCATAGGAGTACCGGCTAAGAATGGACACTGTCACGACCGAACAACTTACCGTTGAAGAGAGGCGTGTGCTTGCTGAACTAGCCAAGCGTCGCCTTTCCTCATTCTGTGAGTACACGGGTGAAGGCACATGGCAACATGCTGATCACCTCGAAGTGTTGTGTGAGAAGATCGAAGAGGCCGAACAGTGGGTGCGTGGACGACATGATGAACACAAGCTGATCATGGTATCGATGCCCCCACGTCATGGCAAAAGCCAGGTGGTGTCTCGTAATGCGCCTGCTTGGATCATGGGCCGCAATCCTGAGTGGGAAGTTATCGAAGCGTCCTATGGTGCCGATCTCGCCACAGACATGTCTCGGGATGCACGGCAGATCTTCAAAGAGTATGCAGGCCCCCTGTTTGACCTTGAGATCGATCCAGTAGTCAATGCAACCAAGCTGTGGAAGATCAAGGGGCATGGTGGGAAGTTGATGGCCGCTGGATCAGACGGGCCTATCACTGGCCGTGGCGCACACATCGCTATCTGTTTCCCTGCCGGAACGATGATCGAGACAGCCCGTGGTCCTGTCCCCATCGAATCTTTTGACTCCAAGGGTAGTCACGAGTCAGTATACGGGTATGACGAAGAGAAAAGACCCGTCCTGCGATGCGCGGAACTTGTCTCCAAGCGCGAAAGCGATGGGCTATACCGAATCACCACTACCGCTGGAAGAGTGGTTGAGGCTACGGGCGAACATCCGTTCTATGTCGATGGAAGGTACAAACCAGCGTCTTCGCTTGCCACAGGTGATCGTCTACTGTGCGCAGTGCGGGGCGGAGATCGTCAAGAAGGGATACGAAATGCACGGCGGGGAACGATCCAAACCGAAGAGGATACTGTGGCCTTGGTTGAGTGCATACGCAGCAATGCCGTGGTCTACAATCTCAGAGTGGAAGGAACGAAGAACTTCTTTGCCAATGGCATCCTAGTCCACAACTGCGATGACCCTATCAAGGGAATGGAGGATGCAGAGAGTCCTACCATGCAGCGCAAGCTGTTGACGTGGTTGAAGACGACACTCCTCACACGACTAGCACCGGGCGGTGCGCTGATCATCGTAGCCACACGATGGGTAATCAATGACCTGATCGGTTCGTTGCTGAGGGAAGCTGATGTCAGTGGGATGGTCTGGGATAATGTCGTGTTCCCTGCAATCGCCGTTGAAGACGATGCCCTCGGGCGCAGTGTTGGTGACCCGCTGTGGCCTGCGCGGTTCAGTCTCAAGCAGTTGGAACAGATCAAGAAGCTATTCGCTAGTGATCGATTGTGGCAAGGGCCGTACCAACAAGACCCCACGTTCGACATCGTTGGTGCCTTGTGGAAGATTGAACTCCTCAATAAGCTGAGGGTATCTCAGTATCAAGTCCCTGATCTATACCGCACAATCATTTCATGGGACCCCTCCATGACATCTAAAAAGACTAGCGCAGAACATGGGATAGTCGTCTGTTCGATGGGTGCGCCGTTCTATGCGCCTGGGAAGAAGGCGTCAATTATCACAGAGGGGATGCAACATGCGTATGTCAGGGAAGATCTGTCAGGGATCTATACCCCTGATGAAGCCTGTGAGGTTGTGAGAGACGCCTACCATCGCCTTGCTGCTGATAAGGTCATAGCTGAGGTCAATCAAGGTGGGGACTGGATTGAGGGGCTATTGAAGAAGCTTGATCCAACGATCTCGTACAAGAGTCTCAGTGCCCATGAGTCCAAGTATGCAAGGGCTGAACCCGTCAGTGCGCTGTATGAACAACTGCTGATCCACCATGTAGGGGTGTTGACGTGTCTTGAGAATGAACAATGCACCTACACAGGGCCACCTCAGCCCAGCCCTAACTCCTATGATGCTGTAGTCCATGGGCTTGCGTTCCTGTATGACCTTGCGAATCAGAAGAAGCGGATGTTCGTTGTTCCTGGTTCGTAAATGTCGTGAGAGGCCCTGTAGCATATTCGAGGGTAGCAATCCCTTATTGCCTTGAAGATGGATTCGTGGTATCTTAGCCTGTGTGTAGCATCGTCTGATGGGAAAGAGTACACTGAGGTCCTTATGCTACTTCGCGATGATCATGGACGAATTACTGGGAACGCCTTTTCAGGTAAGGTGGCGGATTCTGCATTGAAACATAACGAAGATCTATCCATGCTGCTTGGTAGGCAAGCACTATCCTCATTGGTCGGGCAGCAGTATCATGGTGTAAGGGACATCGATACGGTCCTTGGCTACACGATCAACCCTGAGATTCGAGACTTCCAAGCACGGTATGATCGAAGAGGGTTGGCTGCAACAATCGTTGATGCACCTGCGAAGACCGCATGGCGAAAGCCACCGACCATCACAGATGGATCAGATGGCGCCTCCACCTTCCTGAAGGCGTGGGAAAAGCTGAATAAGAGACTCCACATCTATCATTTCCTTGAACGAATCGACCGTCTATCGGGAATTGGCAGCTATGGAGTCCTGTTGATCGGATCGAAGACAGGCGAG